GTACGGGCTCGTCTCCTCGCGCGGGGGCGAGGCACCACCGCCACCGTTCTTGAGCGTGCCCGCCTGGATAAGGTTCGTGAGCCCGATCAGCGTGTTGTTCGCCATCAGCGCACCGAGCCGATCTCGAAGAGCCGGTCGTTGGCGTTCCGGAAGCTGCCGGTCGGATTGATGAGCGTGCCGAGCGTCGACTTGGCGTCGAACGTCTGGATCACGAAGGTGTTGCCGCCGCCCCCGAGCGAGGCTGTGCCGGCGCCGGGGATGGAGCCGGGCGAGACCGCGTTGCCGAAGAGCTCGGTTGTCGCCGTCCCCGCCCCAAAGAGGAAACCGGCGTTGCCGGTCAACGAGAGCAGGGCGGCGCCCAAGATCTTCAGGAATGCCTTCGTGATGGCCGAGGCGATCAGGTCGGCCATCGCCGCCAGGATGCCATCCACGATGCTGCGCCACAGCGTCTTCATCGCGCTCGCGAACGTCTGCGTCTTGGACGTGAGCTGCGAGAGCACGGCAAAGAAGCCCGAGTAGACGTGCTGTCCGATGATGTCGAACGAGTGGGCGACCTGCTCCGCGAACCTCTCGAACGCCTTGCCGGCCTCGGTCAACTGGAGCTTCGTCTCCTGGGCGAAATCGCTGATGCGGAGCTTCTTGGCGATGTCGATGGTCCGCTGCCCGAGGCCGCTCGAGGTGTCTGATCCGAAGCCGCCGAAGTCGACGCGCTTCATGCGCTCCGCGACCACGTCGATCCCGGAGACGACCGCGTCGCCGATCCCACCCGTCCGCGTGAATCCGGCGGTCGGGTCCAGCGCCTTGCCCTGGAAGACGAGCTTGAATGCGGCCCAGCCTGGACCGGCGACCATCAGGGCAAGCCTCTTCCCGAACCCTTCGACGCGCGCACTCAGTCGGTCGAAGGCGTCGTCGACCTTCTGCATCCTCTTCAACTCGTCGTCGTTGAAGATGTTGCCGGTCTTCTGCGCTGCATCGGAGACGTTGCCGTAGCTGTTCGCGAGCTGGTTGAGGATCGGGACGAGCTGTCCCGCGCCGCGACCGAACGCCTCTGAGAGCGTCTTGTTCCTCAGGAACGTGTCGCCCGTCTGCGACGCCCACTTCGAGAGCTGCATGAACGCCGTGAACGTGTCTCGGGACGTGACGCCGACCTTGCTCAGCTCGGACGAGTTGCTCTGCATCGACCGAGTCATGAAGTTCAGGCCGGTCGCGAGCGCGTCAGAGCTGACGCCCCCCTGCTTGAAAGCGAACTGGAGGACTTGGAGATTCCGGGCCGAAACCCCGGTCGCCTCGGACAGATTGTTCAGTTGCTCGACCTGGCCGGCGACGCTCCGAAGATGCGAGACGCCAGCGGTGACGAGCCCGATCGTGGCGGTCGCGGCCCCGGCCGAGGCCAGCGCGAACGCCTTCAACTGCTGGCTGAACCCAGCCACGGCAGCGCTGCTCTTCAAGAGCCCCGCCGTCATCTGGTCGTTCAGGATTAGCTGCAGCTCGATCGCGTTCGCCAACTCACCCCTCGACTGTGCTGATCCCCAGGAGCGCGATCACCCGGCCAACGCCGAATGGATCCTTGTCTCCCTGCAGGGACCTGAGCGCCTCTTCCGCCTGGTACTTCCGCCACCGCAACCGGGCCCGGCGCACGCTCGCCGCGAATCGCAGCGCCGTGAATCGGTCCAGGTTCTCGAGCCCGGGGATCACGTCGTGCGGCAGTCGAGGGAGTGCCGCGATGTCCCAGAGCTCGTCAGCCGTGATGCCTGCTTGCCTCGCTTCCCACCCGCTACTGAGCAGCCACTCCGCGAAACTCTCCCGCCTGTGCGGCGGCCTCCGCGGGGCCCGGCGGCTCCACCTTCACCGTCGCCGTGAGCCCCGAAAAGTCCATGATCTCGGAGACGATGAACTTCTGGTTCTCGAAGCGGACGTTGTCCCAGTCCGCCTCGCCCGGCTTCGGGTTGCCGTCGATCGAGAACTTGGGCTCGACCACGCCGGCCTGAGCCACCTTCCGCATCGGGCCGTCCTGTTCGACGATCACGGACCGCGCCTGTTCGAACGTCGTCCCCTCAGAGCCGCCCGGCGGCTTCGCCAATTGCGGGATGCCGTCCAGCGCCTGCAGGAGCTTGACGACAGGGACGGCACGGATCTTCACCGTCACCGTCTTCCCGTTCTGGGTCGCCGGGAGCGTGATCTCCTTGGACTCGGGCTGCGCGAAGTCCGCAGCCGCACTCGCTGGTGCCACGGTGATGCCTCCTTGGCGGGTTACGTGGTGATCGTCGCCTGCGCGTTCACGACCGTGAACTTGATGCCGTAGTCGGGCGAGCCGGAGGTGTAGACCGCCTCGAGCTCCGCCTCGACGTAGCAGATGTCCATGTCGTCGATGCCGTTCTTGAACGACACGACGCGCGAGTTGGCGGCCTCGAGCTTGAACGAGCTCGGCGAGCTCGTGAACGTCAGCGAGAAGGCGAGGTTGGTGCCCGCGATCCACGTGTCCATGAGCGCCTTGGTGCGGAACTCGCGGCGGAACTTCAAGCGCGCCATCTCCGGGCCCGCGCGCAGCGGCTCGAGGATGTAGTCGCTCCCGCAGTCCTCGCGCGCGGCACACCCGTTCTGCATCGAGAACTCGAACGACTTCATGATGACGTCGCTGCCGGCCACGTCGCTCGTGCCGTCGTCCAGCACGGCGTGCGAGGTCAGGACGTAGAGCGGCGTCGCCGCCGAGAGGGCGCCGGTCGGCGTCTGGTCCGTCTGCTTCTGCTTGCCGACCGTGGCCCAGGTCGCGCGGACGATGCTCGCAGCCTCGCCGACGAGCGTGAGCCCGGTCATCTTCGCGCCCAAGGCCCGCTGGCACTTGCTCGCCGGGATATTGCCCTCGATCAACTGATGCGTGAATGAGTTGAACAGTTCCTTCGTGGTGAAGGTGTGCGTGTACGGGTTCGAGCCCGAGGTCGAGCCACCGTTTGAGCCGTAGGTGGCGGTCCCGCAGAGGGCGTCGATGAGCATGAGCTGCTCGTTGTAGGTGAGGTACGTCTCGATCGCGCCCTCGGCGCGCTCGTTCACCTTGACGATGTCGCGGGCGACCATGCCGCCGTGGAGCGACAAGTCCTTCTCCTGCTTGATGACCGCCTCGATGCCCATGCTGAGCGGTGCCACGCGCTTGGTCGCGGCGACCGCGGTCGCCCACGTCGCCTCGCGCCCGAACTGCCAGTAGCTCTTAGAGCCTTGTCCCGGAGCCGTCACTTGTTCATTCCTCCGCGATAGCTACGGGTTGTCCGTAGTCCACAGCCACGTTGCGGTGAGCTCGACCGAGGCGGTCGCAAAACCGCTCCCGGAGAGCTCCACCTCGGGCGAGTAGCCCTCGACGTGCACCCAGCCGGTGTCGAGCAGATGGTTGAGTTGGTAATCCGTCTCGATTGCCACCATGACGTCGGCGGCCATGTCGTTGAGCTGCTGCTCGGCCTCGCGAGACGTGATCGGCTGGTCGGTGATGACCAGCGCCTTGAGCCTCGCCGTGCACCGCGCAGCGAGGGCTCCGGCGTGGAGGTGGAAGCGCTCGCTCGGACCCCAACTCTCGGTGACCAGGAAGACCGCCGGCTTCGGCAGGTTCGCGAAGTCCACGGCGATGCCGCGCTCGACCCACTTCGGGCTCGTGAGCCAGGTGTAGTCGCTCGACTTGCCGATCAGGTTCAGGCGCTCGAGCACGGCGTCGGCGACCAGGTTCATGATGGCGTGGTTGCGCGCGGTCATGCGTTCGCCTTCTGGACCACGGTCCGGATGGCGCCGCGCGTTAGCTCGATCACCTGCGGCCGCGAGGCGTCGCGCGTGCGGGCGAAGATGCGCCGCGGGCGCATGCGCGCGGACTTCTTGAGGAGGTAGAGCAGCTCGAGCGGGCTCCCCTTGCCGCGGTGGAGCGCGGCCCAGAGGTTCCCAGCCTGGCTCTTGAACAGGAACGCGCCGGGGATGTCGCGGATGCTCCTGCCCGCCCAGCGGTCGACGCCGGCGGCCGTCTGCGCCGCGGCGGTCGGGATGCGGAGGTAGCCCTTAGGGCTCGTCCCCCGAAGGACGCCGCCGTCCTCGTGGAGTTTCAGGTGCTTCTCGGCCGAGCCAACGACGCCGATGAGCGCCGCGCCGTTGCGGTAGATGCGGGTGCCAGGCGTCAGGCTCGCGCGCGTCTTCCCGCTCCGGACCGAGAGCCCGTTCCCGCTCGCCCCCTTCTTGCCCCAGAAGGCGTCGCGGTTCTCGGGTGCGGTCATCTCGAGCGTGAGCATGCGGCGAACGAGCACCACCGAGCGCGCCATCGCTCGCTCCGACTCCAGGCGCACGTTCTTCGCGGCGCCCGCGAGATTCCGGAGCGTCTTCGCGGCCCCCCTGACCGAGACGCCGATCATCCCCACCGCCTGATGAAAGGCGCCAGCATCGCCAGCACGTCCTTCGGCATGTCGAAGCTCGAGAAGCTCGCCGAGACGTCGCCGGCCGAGAACTGTTCGCTCCGGCCGCGCACCTGGAGCGCGTCCATGTAGAACACCTCGGCGCAGCGCATCGCCGCCGCCTCGAGGCCCGCGTACTGCCAATGCCCGAGCGTCGTCGCCGTGGGCTGCTCGTAGCCACAGCGGGCATTGGCGACGATGTTCAGCTCCCCCTTCGGGAAGACGTCGTTCGCCAGGACGATCCGGCCGACCTCGTTGTCGTAGTAGGCGCCGGTCGTGTCGATGGCCGTGAGCGTGCCGGCGACGTCGTAGTAGAGCGAGAAGAGCTCCACGAGCGGCGTCTCCGGGAGGAACAGCTCCGCCGTCCCATCGCCCGAGGCCCGGAGTGGCGTCGAGCCGAACGTCACCGAGACGCCCGAGAGCGACGCCGTCGTCTTGCGGTTCAAGGTCAGCGACGAAGCGCTCGCGATGGCCGACACCTGCGAGCCCACCTCGAGGCCGACCCCGATCGCGTCGTCGCCCGTCTCGAGCTGGGTCAGGAAGTTGCTGCCCGTGACCGTGGTGCTCAGGCTCGAGGCGCTGCAGGCGATTGTCACCGTGGAGCGGTGGTTCTGGGCCTTCAACCTCCGCTTCGTGTACCCGCGCATCCACAGCTCCGCCGCATTCACAGCGTCGACGAGACGCTGCTCGACATCGTCCTCGGCGGCCCCGGTGCGCTTGATGCGCGCCTGGAGTCGCTCCGGCGAGATGAACGAATGCGGCGAGTAGGCGAGCACTTACTTGGCCTTCCCCTTCGCTACCGCGGGCTGGGCCTCGACCACGCGCTGGAACTGCCCAGCCGTGTCCGGGGCGCAGAGATAGGCCGCCTTCTCCTCCGAGACCTCGATCACCTCGCCCGGCGCGACGTAGATCTCGCCGTCCGCGTAGATGCCCGAGGCCGTGTTGCGTACCTTCGGCATGCTTCTCTTCCTCCGCTGGAAACCGCTTCGGGCGGGCCCGGCGCCCCATGCTTCTCCGAGCCCGCCCTCCGCGACTGGAACTACAGGCCGACGCCCGCCACGATGTGCGGCTTCGACGCCGAAGGCGTGATGAGCGCCTTGAACGCGAAGCGCTGGATCGAGCGCACGCCGATCTGGTCGTAGCTGAACCGCTCGCTGCGATCCACGTCGACCTCGACACCCTGCCGGCTGCCGCCCAGCCACATCCTCTTGTTGAGGAGCAGGAAGCCCGTCTTCGTGGTCGTGATGCCGTCGATGACGCCCGCGTTGTTCATGTTCTGCGGGTACGCCCCCGAGACCGCGAGCGGGTAGCCCATGAGGATGCCGACCGTGCCGGTGAACAGCGTCGCCGCATCCCCCGCACGCTCGCGCGTGAGGTAGACGAGGTTGCCGTTGCCGTCCTTCAGGATCAGCGCCTTCGCCAGGCCGGCGTAGCCGGTGCCGAAGACGCAGTCGTTCGGGTTCGCGTACTTGCCGAGCGCCTGGATCATGGCCGCCAGCTTCTCGGCCGTCAGGCCCGCCGACAGGTCCACCGTCGAGCCGATGAGCGACGCACCGCGACGGAGACCGTCGAAGTTGTCGCGCACGTCGGTCGTCGCCGGGTCCGAGCCCGTGTCGATCGTGGCCGTGCTCTGGCCGTTCAGGACGCCGTTCTCGATGCCGTACGCCTGGGCGTAGGTCATCTCCTCGTCGTACATCGGCAGGATGGCGACGATCGAGTCCTGCTCCACCTCGCGCGAGAACCACGACAGCGTCGCGATCTTCTTCGCATCGAGCTGGACGTTCGCGGAGGTCGGGTCGCTCGCCACGAGCTGCGTGTTCGAGCCGACCGCGTCCGCCTGCGCCTCGGGAATGACGTAGGCCGTCATGAACGCCGTCAGGCCCGGCACCTTCCACGGCGACTGCGGCATCGGCACGATCCGCAACTGCCCCGAGATCTGGAGCTGGTCACGAACGTCGTCGAACTTGTCCGCGGAGAAGAGCGTCGGCACCCACTCCAGCACGCCGCCGGCCGTCGCCACATCGATCGCGCGAGCGCCCTGCTTCAGGCACTCCTCGAACGCCTTCCACACCGGCAGGCCACGGAAGCCGCCCTTCCTGCGGTACTCCTCGGCGCGCTGCGGGCTGTCCGCCGTCGTGATCCGCATGATGCTGTCCATCGACATCACCATGTTGTTCAACCGGCGGAAGCGCATTGCCCAGTTGAACGTCGGGTCGTCGAGGTAGAGCCTCAGCTCCTTGCGCGACAGCGCGAGGACGTTGAAGAGCGCGCCAGAGATGCGGCCCTTGTAGTCCTCGTCGCGCTCGACCTTGTGCACGGTCGGGAGCGAGCGCAGGCCCTTCTCGATCTGGTCGTCGCTGCCGATCCGGCCCTGCTCGTGGAGGGCCTTCAGCGACTCCTCGAGCTCCGTGACGCGCTTCTCGGCGCGCTCGGCAGCCGTCTTCGCCTCGAAGCCGACCTTGAGGTCCGCCTCGACCTTCTTCAGCGCCTCGTCGGTCGCCTCGCCACCCGCGATCACGGCCTTGCGGGTGTCCTCGATGTATTCCTGCAGCTCCTTCTCGTTGGTCGGCAACGCCGTCTTTTTGAACTCGACCTTCGGCATGTTCCCCGCACCTCCGTTGTGCTGGCCGCCGGGACTTCCGTGTCCCGCTCCGCCGCGTTCCCTGGCGCTTGCGTGCGCCTCTCGTGCCGGTAGACCCGGCGACCTACATCAACTGGCCTTCTGCCACAGCTTCCCGAAACGACCCTGCTGCACCCGGGAACGAGCGGCGTGGACGAGGTCGAGGACGTCCGCGCCTTCCCGCGCCGGGTTGATGCTGGTGTTCTTCTGCCCGCCACGCGCGACGAACGAGAACTCGTTCACCTCGCGGACGTCGTCCATGATGCCGATGACCTTCTGCCCATCCGCCAACTCCTGACCCGGGTAGTAGGGCGACTCGTCCATCGGCTTGCCGTCGATCGAGTTGGTGAACGACGCCATCCACCAGGACAGCGATACCTCGCGCCAGATGCCGAGCGCGATGCGCTTCGCCATGTCCTCGCCGAACGTGGTGCCGCGCTCCCAGTAGAAGCTGCCGCGCACGTAGAGGCCGTCCGTCCGCTTGACCAACTCGGAGCTGAAGCAGCGGGCAATCGGGAGGTCGTCGGAGGCGAAGCCCTCGTTGTGGTTCCGTAGGACGTTCGTCCCCGGCAAGAGGCCAGCGATCTGCTCGAGGGCGCGATCGGTGAACCGGGTCGAGTAGTGGTCGACCAAGTTGTTGCAGACGAGCGCCGAGGCGGCATAGACCGCCTTCGAGTCGGGCGCGGGCCAGCCGATCGGCACCCACTTGGCGATGAGCTCCAAGTCTTCGAGGGTCGGATCGAGCCCCGCGCGCTGCTCGAAGTAGGCGCTGCCGCTGCGCTTCAAGAGCTTCGTCACTTCAGAATCCCCCTCGTTTCACGAGCTTGAGCCGCGACTTGGCGAGCGGCCATTCGTTGCCGCACCACCGGCACGATCCGCGGTCGGCTCCGCGGGCGACGTGGACAGGCTTTCCACAGGCTGTGTTGGGGCAAGTGATCGTGGCCCCCTGGTCGTGTTGCCCGTCCACGCGCTTTCCGCCGATCGTGAACTTCATTCCTTGAGCACTCCCGCCAAGCGGTTCTTCGGTGCATGGCCGTTCTTGAAGTAGATCGAGAGCGGGCGCGAACGACGCGCGCGGTCGGAGACGATCGGGAGCGCCACGCAACGACAGTTGATCGTCTCCTCGGGCGGGCCACTCGGGTCGCCCGGGTACTCCAGGCGCGCACCGCCGACCTCGAAGGCATCGTTGATGCCCGAAACCTGGCCGTCCGCCGCGGCGTGCGTCGGGCGCACCGCGGAGTCGCGCGCGGAGAGCCACTCGAGCTGCTCCACGTCCCCGCTCTGGCGCCATGCCTCGACGCCGGCGAAGTTGAAAGCCGAGACCGCCTCCGTGCGCGCCACGGTCAGCGCCTGGCCGACCCGCGCCTCGTCGATGATGCCGGCGGCACGCGCTGCCAGCTCCGAGAGCGACTCGTTCAGGCCGATACCCTCGGCGAGCGATATGCGGACCCGGCCCATGAGCGTGTCGAGCGCGCCGTCCAAACCGAGCGCCTTCCGCTGCCGGATGAAGTCCTGCACCGAGCGGTTCTTGAGATTGACCTCGATCTCGAGCGCGATCTCGCGCGCCGCCTCGGCCCCGCGCTCGGCGATCAGCTCCTCGTAGATGCGCTGGAGCTTCGCCTCCTCGTCGGGCTCGGGAGCGAAGAGGGCGTCCAGGTCGATGGTCCGCTTCGCCTGGAGCGCCCTCAGCCCGCCCGCTTCGATCCGCTTCAGGAGCTCCGCCTTCCGGTCGCGCAGGATGGCGTCGTATGCCGCCTCGAACTTGCGCTCGTAGCGGCTCATGAGCTTGTCCTTCGCCCGCCACCGCTCCGCGCGCTCGGGCGTGTCGATCAGCCGCTTCACCTTGGCCGCCGGCTTCGGCTCCGCGGTGGGCTTCTCCAGGGCGTTGCTCCCCAGCGCCACGGGGGGCGGCGCCGTGTAGAGCTCGTCGGCCTCGGGGTCGTCCACCTTCGGCAACCCGGAGAGCGCGCGCACCTCGTTGACCGTCAGCACCGGCCGGCCGGCGAGCGCGACCGCCTGCTGCGCGGCATTCAGGAGCGGGGCGTTCAGCGCCGGGACGCCCGAGAAGTCGGTGCGGACGCGGATGCCATCCTCGCGGAACATCGGCACCAGGCGCTCGGTCAGGATGCCGTCCCGGAGGTCGCACTCCTTCTTCAGCCTCATCCAGTAGATGCGCTCGTCCGACTGTGCACCCGAGCCCGAGTCGCCGATCTTGCCCGTGTCCTTGATGCCCACGAGCCACGGCGGCACCCCGAGCACGCGGCAGATGTCGGCGTCGCTCAGGTTCGTGCTCTCGATCAACTGGATCTCCTGCATCGTCAGGCCCATGCGGTCGTAGACCAGCAGGTCGAGGATGGTCGGGAGGTCCGGGTTCGAGCGCATGCGCCGCAGTTCCTTGGCGATCGCCTCCTTCTGCTTGGCGTCGAGCGTGATCTGCGCGCCGTTCGTCGGCTGGTTGACGCGGAAGTAGCCGGCCGCGCTGCCGCCGTTCCGCACCACCTTCTGGAATAGCCGCATCAGGTCGTAGCGCGTCTCGTACTGGAGCTGAAGCGCGTCCAGGGGCGATGCTCCCTGCGGCGTGTCCTCCGGTTGGAAGTCGTGCCAGGCGATGACGTTCTCCGCCTTGATCGCTTCCTCGACGCCGCGCTGGTAGACGTACGTCTCGGGCATGCGGCGCTTGCCGGGGATGATGCGGACCAGGTGGCTCGGCAGCACCCACAGCTCGCTCGGGAGCTTCATCCCGAACGTCTCGACGACCAGGTAGGCTTTCCCGTGCGTCTTGTAGTTCGCGTGCAGGTCGCGGATGACCTCGGTGCCGGTCTGTCGCGGGTTGCCGGCGAACCACACGTCGACGATGTTCCCCTTCTCGCGCTCGATCGGTTCCCAGCC